GGCCCTCCATCCGCTGTACTTCAACAAACTTGGAGTCACAGCGTTGTATATACATATAGACACTCTTTTAACAGACAAAAATAACATGATACTCGCACGTATCAGCAGGATACAGTACGGGCCAACACTCTTTCCTTACGGGCCTTGCACTGCTTGGGATATCATGCATTACCTTCTTTACATCACGAGCAGGTCTCATCACAAGAATACATACAAGGAAAGACGCCACAATGTCACCTCTATGTTCGAGGGTCTGCTTGACCCACCGACCCACAGGATATCTGCTAATCACCTAAGGCATTGTACCGTTGCAGAGCTGAGGTCGATAGGCTTAGCGTATTTTGAGCAGAATTGCGACTTCATACTGAACTGTCTTGACAGGTTAATCGGTGTGGGGTGTAACGAGTCAATGATATGCGGGCTATTACTATGGGCTGCATCAGTTCCCGACCCTATTAAGAGTCTAGTGGCTTCGAGCGCGATTTGGACATGGAAGTATGACAGCGAGACACATTTCGTGAATACTTTAAAGGCTAAATTCACTAGTCGGCTGAAGGCCTTACAGAATCTCATAGACGTAGACTTGACACCGCTGTTTGAGCTTGAAGTCTTGGTGAACAGGGGACCCGGACAAGTGGACTGGTCAGCCGAGAGGTTACATAGGACCCAACCTACGACGGCGAACATATCACCAACATTCACTTATGATACGGCAGTAGGTCTATTTAACAAGGCACGAGCGCAGAGGGTTAGAGTAAACAAGTTAACGTGGGAACAGTTTTGGGCTCGCAGGTGGCAACACACGCCGGTAGGTGCGATCCACTCTCAGTATGAGGAGGATGGCGTCTACTTAGCCAAACAGCGCGAACTAAGAACAAAGTTGTACACAGCTTGTGCTATGCCTGACGACATGCACGTGAGACTGAGGTCCAGAAAGCCAGAGATGCTAGCCTGGCCGTCAACAAAGTACGAATGGGGTAAGCAAAGGGCAATATACGGTGTAGACTTCACTAACTTTGTCCACAGCACGTTCGCGTTCGGGGACATGGAGGAAGTGCTCAGCAAAGTGTTTCCTATAGGTAGTTCTGCGAGACCGGAAGCAGTCAAAAATACAATCTCAGAAATTTCTAGAGATGGGATACCATTTTGCTTTGATTTCGAAGATTTCAACTCTCAGCATACGATATCGAATATGCAAATGGTGATGTTGGCGTATAAAAACGTGTTTTCTGACGTCTTGACTCACGAACAGTTGGC